GTCAGACGACCTTCAACGCCAAGTGCAAATACAACTTGACCACGATCACCCACAGCGGACTGGAAGTTAGCATCAGTGTTGTTTACGAAAGGAATCTGATAACCAACACCAGTGTAGATGTTTGCCTTGCTTACACCAGAAGCAGCACGGGCAACACTCCAATCATAAGAAAGCAGAGCACCACCACCAGCACCGATTTCACCTGCGGGAGTACCAACAGCGTTGATATAAGGACGAAGAGAAACAGCATTCTGATTGCTGAAGGTCTTTACAGCATAACGACCTTGTACAGTACCACCAGCAACGGTACGCTCAGCATCATAACCATTACCCTCAATGCCTTGCTGGTTTAGAAGAACACCAGCACCCAGATAGTTACCAACGCCTTGTGCCTTCTGTGCAGCAGCAACTTCAAGAGCAGTTACGCGAGTATTGGTAGCAGCAATCTCACGGGAGAATTCTGCACGAAGAGCAGCAGCAGTACGAGCATCTGCCTCAGTGTAGAACTGAGTGATATTATCAAGGCAAGCATTAGTCAGAGCAGCAAGTTCAGCACGGGTAGCAGCTTGACCAGAACGGAATGTACCATCAGGATAACCAGCAACACAACCATAACGTGAAACCAGATTTGAGATTGCCTGATAAGACCACTCAGTAGGTTGAACATCACGCAGTTGTGAAACACTGGTAACTTGTGCCATAGCAGGAGCAGCAGCAGTAGCAACAACTGCGGAGGCAGCAATAAAAGAACGAATCATCATAGTTTGTTTGTTTTAGATCTAAACGACAAGTATTAAGAATTACAACTGAATTCTTAACTACCTATTTAGTGTAATACGGCACTTAAAATTTGTCAAGTGTTTTCTTAGGAAGGTTCGGTAATCCTCCCAAGATAGGGATCATAGTTGGTTATTTGCTCTAATGTTAATTGACTACCTTGAGTTTGCCAGAAATTTAATATCGCATCATAACTATTGCGATGAAAAATATCAACATGTTCTGGATGAATAGAAGAACCTAATTCTGTTTTGTATAGCAATAATGGAGTTGCATAAGTACATCCAGAATTATAAATCAGATCATCCGCAACTGCTCTGGGTCTGACTCCATTATCAAGTTTATACTTATCTCCACGAATATGATTATTAATTAACTTTTGTGCATGATGCCGAGTAATTACATAGCAAGCAGTTGAAAAATCATTTACAAATCTATTGTGAATAGGTACAACAATATTTCCAGTGCAAATAATTGCAAGTTGAATTACATCCCAAGCATAAGGAGCACGAGCAATAAAATCTTGCCAAGTAAAATCCCAATATTTTGCAACACTTATATCGCAATCATCTTCCATAATTACGGCATAAGGACTATCGGATGTTTCCATCCAATATTTAATTGCTTTTAAGTGAGAAGTTACACACCCAACTTCTCCAGATGTCATCATATCAGGATACTTCCCTTTAAGAATATCACTTAAATCATCTTCACGACCATCATAGGCAGATATGCGAGTATAATTTTCAATACCCCAATATTTAAATTGCTCTTCCATATATTCTTTTCTTTCTGGTTGCTCATCCAGATTTAAGTAATATATGGGACCAAAATTTTTAAGTTTATATACTGATTTATTTTTATCCATGAATTAATATACTAAAAATATTTTTACAAATTATTACTCTTTATTGAATCGATCCACCAAGTAATTTTTAGTTTTTCCATATTAAATTTTTCATTAGAAAATTTTTTAAATTCATCCTCAAGAAACTCTTTTGTAATTTGTCTATAAGAATCTACTATAACTACAGGAAGGTCATCTAGACATTTGCAGTAAATACTATTCTCAACAATTGGAATTATACCATGATATAATGATTCCCACAATCTATGGGTATCTATTCCATTTCCTCTAGGACAAAGAATAAATTTATGTTTATCAAGTTGATTTTTATATTCAGGTAAAGATAAAGATGGATTATCTATAGTACACCAATCATTAGTTTTAAAGTAATTATAAATCCATTCTCTAGATTTTGGGTATGTTTCAATTCTATGATTTACATAAAGAAGTTTTTCCGGAGATCCTTTTCTTTTTAGGTCTCCAATTTTCAAAGTTATTGGACAATAATCATTCGCAAGTCCTATTGGAATTGGAATTAAATCAGGATGATCATATTCTACATTCTGAGCATACCATCTAGAAATGCATTTGGGTTTTCTCAAAAATAATTCTTTATCAACTGAATAATCTCCTTCATGACTAATAAGTTTTATATTTTTAATTTCTTCTTCTTCCCCAAGAGTATCAAACAAAAGTGGAATTAAATCTATCTTACAAAAAATAATGTCACCATCATCTAGATCAAAATTTTCGTTTATGTATGTTTTAGGTTTTCCATTTTCAGAAATAGTCTCAGAAAAAACAACGTCAGAATGTCTTGCAAAATTATATCCACTTAAAAAATCATTCATCTTATTCTTTCTCCCGTTCTTTCTCCACTATAAAGAGGTTCATCATTTTCATTATATCCTTGACCAATAAAATGATTCTTATCTCTTGTCTTCATCATCCACTCTACTTCAAGAAATCCATGTATTAAAGAATCTTTTTCCGCGTATTTCCATACAACGTCTCTTAAAAAAATTTGATCTGATGTATAAAAATGATGTCTAGAATAATTCATCATCGTATTTAAAATATCATCATCCATCTTACCCTTCATTCCCCACATTCCAGCAAGCATTGGCCAGTCATAATGTGGATAATGGTCCCTAATAATAGAAAACTTTTTGTCACTACTTATCCATTCATTAACACATCTAAGTTCTCTTTCAGATAATCTAGAATCACTATCTCTAGAAATAATAATATCATCATCACTTTGGAACATAGAATAAAATCTCCAATAGGCACCAAAAACACCTTCCTCATCAACTTGTGCCAATTGTACATTTGGAAATTTTAACATTTCCTCAACATAATGTGTAGGAACTGTTTCATCAACAAATATTCTACATATCCATTCTGGAAATAAGTCCTTTGCTATTTGTGCATTTTTTATTGCACCAACCGAGTATGATGGATTATCTCCCCACACACTCATAGATATTACTTTTGTCATTGTTGAAAATATGCAGATAATTTTTCCCTATCATATTTACTTCCCTTTATTAGGGAAAATGCTTTCTTCAAATCATCATCTAAAGTAGTCCAAACATCTTGCATTTCTTTTCCGGCAATATCTTTATTATAGTTTGTTCCTGGAGGATGCTGAATAGTGTGATTATAATCTCGAATAACAGGTCTTCCGTTTACAAAACAAATAGATGCTAAAACTAAATCCCATCCCCATCCCATCTTGTTATTAGAAAAATCAACCTTTCTATTATACATCTCTTCAATTATTTCTTTACGAATAAACCATACAGTTTCATCAGTACAGGCAACCATTTTTATGTTTTTATGATCAGCTTGAATAGAATCTATATCTGCATTTTCAGAAGAGTACCAACTATAATCTACATTAGGTGCATATATTCCTGCATCGTAATAATCAAAATAAGTTCTCGCATCTTCAACTAATTTTTCCCACTTATCGTAAGAAACATCTCCCTGAACATGCATTAAAATGTCACCATCAAACAGTTCCAAAGTTTTTCTAAATTGATCACTGAAGTATGCATCATCTCCAAGATCAATCCATCCCTCTCTGGTATTATTCTCATCACTATTAATTACAGTAACTTTATCAAAGATTTTTAGAAGAGAGTCCTCAATGGCACAGGTTTTTTCAAATTGTTTATTCCAATTAAAAATAAAAGGTTGAATGTTCATATAATTTAATTTGATTAATTTTTTCAACTGATTAATTTCTTCTTTATGTTCCGAATATGGTCTAGGGCAATGAGCATCAATATATGAAATGTCTCTCATTTGCCAATAAACTCTATCAAGTCTATTTTTTGCCATTCCATATTCCCACCCCCTATCATGTTTAACTTTATCGAAAGTAGAATTATCAATTCTTTCAGTTACATAAAGTTCATCAGTATTCCATCCAAGTCCCAAAGAATTTAATCTCAAAACAAACTCTTCCCAAGTTTCATTTTCATTATCTAATACAATCTTTGAAAATGTTCTCCCATACGCAGAAAGATAACACATTGGGTATCTTTTACCCTCATGAGCATCTGCAGAATAAATTACAATTTCATTATCATTTTTAGGAAGTTTCGACCAATAATAATTTTGATCAAAAGGTAGCATATCAATATCAGTAGTTAAAACTACCCTATCTGGAAATAATTTGGATGCATATAATCTTACTATCTGGGATTGTAATGAAGTTTTAACGCCTTCAATAACTGGAAATTGTTCAGATCCTATTTTTGCGTAAAAAGATTCAAACCCCAAAGTGTTCCACATTTCCAAAACTAATGGGGAAAATTCGGAGTAATCCTTATTGTCGTCACTAGAAAATATTACTATTGGTTTTTGCATTTTAATTCATGAATACGATAAAGGGAACTAGCATCCCCCTTGTTTAAGATTCTATAATGATAATATGACATGTCAAGATCATCTGTTATTTCACTTGCCGCTAAATCAATGCGCTTAGCAGAAGGATCAATTTGAATTCCTAAAGATTCAGTAAGAAATTTACCAATCATTACATCATCACACCATCCGGGCATTCCATAATTATACAATATATCTTTATTTTTAACAATTTCCTCTACGAGATTTTTGGATAAAAAATATCCACTTCCGGAAGCAAACTTTGACCCATTCAATTCTCCAAGACAACCACAATAAAAATTTTTAGTGGGTTTATCTTCTAAAAATTCTCCCACTAAATTTAAGTCATAATATCCAGTAGTATTACACCTAAAAACATAATCAAAATCAGAATCTAAAAAAGTTTCATATGCTGTTATAGTTTTATAAGGACAAATATCTAAACTTTCTTTTTTATCAACATAAAAAGAATCTTTTTCATCCCAAAAAATACTATTGCCTCCACCATACATAAAAATTGTAACAATGTTGTCTGGTGATTTTGTTACCCAAGTTTCTTTTGCTGCCTTATCAATATTGACATAATAACCTTCTTTACATCCCAAAACCAAATTCAAAATTTTTTTCATCTAGATAAAAACCTCTTTCTCATATAAATTAAATTATCATTTTTGATATTATCCCATTTAATTAATGCATTACCATCAATACTGGATGATATATCTATTCCTTCACAATGACAAATATAACCAATAGCTCTTTCTGAAAATTGCCCATGATTAAATGTTTCTGCCTTAACATTTTCAAGGACTTCTTTTTCATCTAATGTTTTGACAAAATCATTAGAGTATATTCCCATCGTCCCAAATATCCCATAATAATTATTAGATGAATAAAGAGGGTTATCATTGGGATAATCAACTTTTTCAAAAAGATTATTCATCCATTCATAATATTCTCCTGCAATTTTTTGATCCATAGTAGAAAAAGGAGAAGTAAAATGCATGAATACTTTTATTCTATCTAAGTTATCAATAAATTCTTGGATGGGTTTTTTTAAAGATACCGAATCGTGCATCAAAATATAATATGGTTCTTTTGGATATTTTCGATATACCTCTTTAAGAGCACCAATTAATCTATATTGATTTGATATATCAAAAATTTCAACATTTTTTACTTTTTCTACGTCTCTGTAATATGACTTATCATCTGATCCAGAATCAACCAAAATAATTTTTTCATTTGGATGTATTTCATTTATAGAATTTAAAGAATCTATTACTGGAGATCTAGAGTCATACTTGCACGGAATTACAAACATGGCGTTTTAATTAATCTTTATACCAAATTACATTCCAATTATTTAGTTTTGGTTTCAATAACATGTTTAAATATGGATTTTCGCAAGATGGACCATCGCATTTTCTATGCCATTCAGTTCTTGCATACGCATGAAGATTTATAGGAACTTCCTTCATTAATTTTTTTGCTTGTAAATGGTATACAAAAAGAGATACAGAATTTTCAATTAAATGAACTTCTTTAGCATTTTCAATTACCTTTACAGTATCTACAAAATTTGAAGATAGGCAATGCAAATTAATAACTTTATCAAAATTTACATACTTATTATTGATGTTGAATGGACTATAATCACAAATAGCAGCATAATCGGAATTCAATTCAAGTTTATCAAACAACTCATCTTCACTTTTTCTCATTCTTTCAAAGTAAAAATTATCTATTCTTAGGGAACGAGGCAATCCCATGTTCACATAAAATGAAGATGCATTATCAGTAATGATTTCTTTACTATAATCAATATTGTACTTATCTCCTATTTTTCTTAATTTATTATAATAATTTCCATCATAATTACCTTCTTGGTAATATATTTCACCTACTCTAACATCAATAATATCAAATGATTTGTTAGAATTACACTCTGAATAAAATTCTGAAAATCTAATGGGGATTATATTTTTGGTGTCATTAAATAAAAGTTTAACAAAAGAATCACACAAATCAGTTACTACAAATACAGTATTATATTTTTCTAATAAAAATCTTATCATTCCATTATTGGAGATATAATCTCCAATAGCATCATATCCAATAAAAAATATATTTTTCATATTAAAGCAGGATAATCTGTGCAAATACCAAAAGGAGAATCTGAAAAATTATTCGGATTGAATTTTGTTAGGTCTTCAATATCAATTAATGGAATAATAACCCTTTCGTCAATTTTCATAGAAAGATCATGTAACCAAATATGTCCAGTTGAAGTATAAGTAAAAGGATCTCCATTATGACAAAAAGAATGATATGCCCAACATTCCTTTGCCGCTTCAAGATTCTTACAATGAATCCATAGATAATTCCTACGCTTATCTAACCAGTTATGATCAATCTTGTATTGAGGTTCATCATGACCTAGCCATAATTCCCCATTAATTGAACGGACATCAATTTCAACATGATACCCATTTCCGATAGCACAATCGATATAACTTGGACGATTTTCTTTATCTGGAATTGGTTCCCTAATATTACCTCTATGAGAAATAATAATCATAACTCTTCAATCCTCAATGACTTATCTTCAATGAAGAGATCATAAAAAGGTTTATCAGTTCTCAATTCATGATATTTTGCTCCCCACAATTCAAGTTGCTGTTTTGTTAAATTTGACCAATTAATTTGTTTTCTAGATCCGCGAGCAGTCCAATAAACAATAGTATGTCCTTCATCATAAAGTTTATTGATCTTTTCTATATTTTCTAGAATTGGTTTTGCTTTTGTGTAATCATGAGTAGTCCCAAAATCAACAGATGTTTCTCGGTGACAAATGGTTTCATCAATATCAACATAAATGACTTTCATCGGTACATATTTCTCCTGTAATTTTCATTTGGACATGTATCAACATCAGCAACTTGCTGTGGTGTTAGAAAATTAACTCCACCAAGAGTATGAGCACCAACAAAAATTTCTGCGGATTTTTCACACATTAAAGTTGCGGCCGCACAATCTTTCATAGAAGATGATGCAGTAATTATACCATGATTTTGCAACAAAATCAACTTAGGAAAATAACCTTCATTGTCCACAAATTTAGAAACATGACTTTCGACTAATCTCAAAATTCCTTCACCGGGAGGTGCATAAGGAACCACACAAGATTTTACACCATTTCTTACAATTTGATCGGGGAACCATCTATGCTCAGCAAAATCATAAAGAATATTTGGTTCTGTACAAAGAACTTTTGTTGTGTGTGGAGGATGAGTATGAGCAATAAAGTTGATATGAGAAAATGTCCTCATAATCCAAGCATGAAAAGAAGTCTCAATACTTGGTTTTTTATGGGATGAATCAATCTTAATTCCATCACTATTACATAAGGTAAGATCTTCTTCAGATAATGTATGAAGACTTGTTCCGCTTGCTTTTATAACAAAACTATCATTATCTACTCTTTGAGATACATTACCCTCTCCACAAATTGTATAATCACTAATTTCTCTTGCTAATTCTAATAGTTCAGACATTGCTAAGGAATAATTCTAGTTTATTTAGATCCACCTTCCAAGGCGAATTTAATCCCCCAGAAATAGAAAGGGAACCATCACTATCTACACTTTCTTCAATTCTTTCTACAAATTCAGTATCATTAAAATGATATAAATGTGTATGAGACATTGAATATTCAAATCTTGAATTAATGTCAAAGAATAAAGGACTATTGATAGAAATTACTTTTGTTTCTGGTTTAGAAAAAATTACATTACACATACCACCACCTATAGGTCCAGCAACATACTTAGCGTTATTGAATAGTCCTATCTTTTCTCTCATGGGCATATTTTCACAAAATACTTCTTCATACCCATAATACTTGAAGAGTTCCACCATCTCATCCTCATTGACACAACGACGACGCTCTGTGTAATTGGTTCCAATATTCTCCAGATTATTATGCAACCAAGTGCGACGAGAAATATAAATCTTCTCTGGTCCTTGATAATCGCCCCTCATACGATTGATAATGTCAAATACACCTTTATGTGGAGGAGTGTTTGAAAAACCGTTGTGAGTCAAAGAGGAACCCACTACAACAGTATCATAGATCGTTGTAGGATTGAGAAAGACAACATCCTTTCTCCGAATACCCAGAAGTTCAAGACATTCCCAGACAAAAGGATAGAGATCATCTTTACCTTCAGGAGGACTTACCAGAAGTTTGAGATCGGGATGAATCTCTTTTTCATTGAGGTAAGAATACAGATATGGCATAGTATCATAGATGAAATGATAGTAGTTTGCCATATTATATACAAAATAGAAAACGGGAATAGAACAAAAGTTCTCAATCTTGAGAGGGAGATCTACTTCATATTCCATCTTGTCTTCATAAACGGTTCCTCTTCCCAGAGACATAAACATTTCTTTCGTAGGCAAAGTCAGTTTCTGAGTTTGATGAGAATAAATCAAAGGTAGAGGATAATGCTTTGATAAACCAGTAAACTGACAAGAAAAAAAGTATGCTACTTCAATATCTCTACCATTTTCATCTTTTGGACTGATTAATCTTGTTCTTCCAGAATTCCAATATTCAATTTGCATTATATTTAAAAACGCATACTTCATGATAATTATCGGTTATTACATCACAAGTAACAAAATCAAAATTTAAATTATATTTTTTACATATTTCCTTGTGCGCTTTACCTTCACCACATTCATATTCCCCAACGTTTTTATCATAATGCCCTCCCCAATCATCATAAACTATTAAAGTACCATCAACTAAAAGATTATTTTTGACAATCCATTCTAATACTTGAATTGTTGAAGTGTATATGTCACAGTCTATATGAATAATACCAATATCATTTTTTTTAATTTCCTCTAAAGTACTTTCATTCAAAGTATCTTTAAACCATCCGTCTTTTATATTTACAAATGGAAGTTTACTTTTAATTGAATATACACTACCATCACAAAACTTACCTTCAGACCAATAATCAGGATTATTTTCATCTAATTCTTCCTTAGGTAATCCTTGAAAAGAATCAAATCCATAGAATATTTTTTCAATTTTAAACTCATCATATAAAGATGAAAAAATAGAAAGAGAATATCCTGTCAAAACTCCAAATTCTAATAAAGATTTTCCATTTAAAAAATCTTTATTATTTTCAACAATAAATCTTTTATTATGATCAAAGGATCGTGCTGTTCTCGGTAATCGTATATTAAAGTCAATCATAGATAGAAAAAAAGTCTTTTGTATATGTATAAGGATGCCAATCAACCTTATTGAAAAATCTCTGCCAATATTCGTATGTTTTTAAATCATTAGGAGTTCCCCAACAAATGTATTCATCTACAGTAAAGTTTTTAACTTTATATCCTAAATCTATAGCAGAGTTAATTAAATTATCAACATAATATTCACCATTAGTGGTAATATTATCTTCATATAGTTTTTTTAAAGGATCTAAGAATTTGGATTTATTTCTAAAAAACATAGTACCAACAATAGCGTTTCCATCCAAAGGGTTTTCGCCACTAAATTTCTTTACATTTACCTTCTTAATATTATTTTCTTCATCCAAATCTAACCACGAATACATATTTGGGTTATGTTTACTAGCATAATTATTAGTATAACTCCAGACTATAATATCGGTTGACTGATCATCAACTAAATCTAAAAATTTATTTGAATCATAAAATACTCCATTATCACATGCTGACACCAAAATAGAAGATTTATCATCGATCTTTTCTAATATTTTTTCACATGTACATGCTTGACCTGGAAGAACTTCATCTATCCATAATATTTCTCCATCAAGTGCAGCAAGTTCTTTATGGTCTTTTAGACACCCATATATCACTTTATCTGTTTTTGGAAGACATTTAACGGATTGCTCAACCATTCTTTTACCATTGATTGGAATAAATGGTTTTGGAGTAACATACCCTTCATTATAAAATCTACTTCCCATTCCAGCCATTGGAAGTATTGTTACAGAATTATTTAATTTTTTAATTTTTCTTTCGGTTATGGTCTTCTTATAATAAGAAGACCATTTTTTATAAAAATCTAAATCTGAAGGAGTTCCCCATTGCAACATATGAGGTATTTCATAAACTAAAGAATTTAGATTATCTTCTATCATCAAATTATAGATTAAACTAACATAATATTCACTATTAATATTAATATCACGTTCAATTAATTCTCTAAAATATTTTTTAACATATGATCCTTTACGGAAATAATATGTTCCAGTTGAAGCAAACTCGGACATCTTATCATCAGTAAAAGGTTGTTTTTCCCTTATTTCTAATATTTTATTCTCAACATCAACTTTACAGAAAGCATAATTATCGCTACCTAACATGTGAGGGTGAAATCCAGTATAACAAACTACACATCCATCACATTCAGTTCTATTAACAAAATTTTCAAATTTATTATAATCCCAATACATAGAAAAATCACAGTAATTGACAATTACTTGTTCATCATCTTCGATTAAATCAAAAATTTGAGATACCGTGTGAACTGGTCCCAATTTATGAGATGATATAATACAAATATTTTTGTTTTCTACAAGATTATCTAAATGTTGTTTAATATTGGTAGTTATAGAATGAATATCATTTGCAATAAAAATAAACTCAGAATCCTTTGGGAAAAGATTTATAATATGTTCGATAATAGTTTTTCCATCAATTTCTATCAAAAATTTTGGAATATCATATCCAGCAGCAGAAAATCTACTACTCATACCGGACATTGGAATTATAACTTTCATTTATTTTTCCTTACTGTTGTATATTTATTTTTTTATCTGATCTTTAATCCAACTATAAGTATTACTAATTCCTTCTTCCAAACTCTGAGAATAGTCCCAATCAAGTTTCTCGCGAATCAAATCATTATTTGAGTTACGACCACGAACACCAAGAGGTCCATCAATATGATTTTTTTCAACTTTCTTGCCAGCAACTTTTGCTGTAGTATCTACAAGTTGGTTAATAGTCACCATTTCTTCAGAACCAATATTGACGGGTCCGATAAAATTAGATTCCATCATTCTACGGGTTGCTTCTATACATTCATCAATGTACAAGAAAGAACGAGTTTGTAGTCCATCTCCCCACACATCGATGGTTCCACCTTCTTCTGGAAGGTATGCAACCTTTCTACAGATTGCTGCTGGTGCCTTTTCTCTTCCACCTTCCCATGTTCCCTCAGGTCCAAAGATATTATGGTAGCGAGCAACCCTAACAGGAATACCGTAATTGCGGTTGTAGGCGAAATAAAGACGCTCTGAGAACAATTTCTCCCAACCGTATTCTGAGTCTGGATTTGCGGGGTAGGCGGACCCTTCACGACAGTCAGGGTTATGTGGATCGAGTTGATTGTGTTCTGGATACATGCAAGCAGAACCAGAGTAGAAAATTTTAGTCTTATTGACTTGTTTATAGTCATTTAATTTTCTCTGTGCCTCAAGAACATTCAGATTAATAGTTGCAGAGTTGTGCATAATATCCGCATCATTCTCACCAGTGAAAACAAATCCAGCACCTCCCATATCTGCAGCAAACTGGTAAATTTCATCAAAAGGTTGAAGATATCGTGATGCTACAAAATGATAAAAGTTTCCAAGATATCCTTTAAACTGAATTACTCTTTCAACAAAGTTCATATCTCTCAGGTCTCCCTGAATGAATTCATTTGCTTCTGTTGAAGAAAATTCTGGATACTTAAGGTCTACGCCACGAACCCAATAACCCTCTGCTCGCAGTCTCTTTACCATGTGAGACCCAATAAATCCACCAGCACCAAGTACAAGTGCTGTTTTCCTATAAACACTCATAGAATATTCTTTAAATACTTCTTATATATTATACAAAAAAAGGAGAGTTTATGCAACCCTCCTCAATGTCCAATATTAATTTTTTATCTGGAAATTGAAAACCAAGCGGGGAGAGATTCCCATCCGCACCAGTCGGCATATTTAAAGTCCATCCGACGAGGACAAATCAGGGTTCAAACTTGACTCCACCAGTACTGTTAACGCCCATCCGTGGCGAATAAATGAACTAACTTACTTATCTCAATAATAAAATAAAACCCACATAAAGATAAAGAGTCCCACATTTTATAATAATAAAATGAAGGAACCAATAACAATCCTCCAATAAACTTTACAATTAATCCAAATTTTTCATCCCCCCATAAGAGAAGATAATAACCAATAATGAGGAAAATATTTCCGACGTAGCGAAGAATTGTTGAATTTTCCACATTTTTTAGATAGGTTTAATAGTTATGCAACCTCTGCAGTTTCAAGATCACTATAGACATATTCCATCAGAATCTCATAATCATCCAAAGGATCACCAGAGAATACGACACCAACATTCTCATAATACTTACGAACTTTCTTATAAAGTTTTGGATTTTTCACATCCAGATAAAATTCGCCATGTGCTGCTGCACGAAGAGTTTGAATATCTTTCTTAAATTTAGAAGTGAGAGTCATTGCTTTAATTGTTGACTTAGTTATTATAAGGGGTTAGAGGTCAGAAGTCAAGTAGGACAGTTCACTAACTGTCTCAACAACCTTCCTCATGCTCAGTGTGAATCCGAATAAGTTCATCAAGTTCTCCACAACTATATTCGTTACAGGGAACCAAAACGGCATCCCCATAGTCACCTTTAATCACAAAAGATTCTCCACCTTCAACTCTTTCCATTAATTCATCAAAATGAAGTTGAAATTCATTTACAGTAAAACTTTCCATTTTTGTTAGAGTGTTGTCATTCATTTTAATAATTTAGTAAAGTTTTATTTTTCATCCCCAAGATATTTTGCTAAGGGATCTTTTTTTGTTTTAACAATTTGAACTGCCCTTTTATAGAACATATTATTAGTGTTACCAGATTCTTCAAAAGTTTCTTTTATCTTTACCCAATTCTGGTATGTATGGTCGTCCATTGGGATTTATTCATAGATATAGTAATTTAGTTTCAACCCTAAATTAAAACTGTCAATTGTATGTTAATATCAAGATAAATAAAGCATTTTTGTATATTATTTTACTGAAACGGAGAGAACAGGAATCGAACCTGCGAAGCTTTTACACCCAGCCGCTTTCAAGGCGGTGTCCTCGACCAACCGGACTCTCTCCATAAAAATCAACGAACTTCAAAATCTAAACGACGAACTTTGCGTTGTCTTCTCTGCTCTTGCCACATAATATCCTCATTAGTGAGGATATTAGATTTTTGTTTGCCACTAGTAGAGTTTAGCATTACTAATTGCGACAAGTCAAGTGCAGTAATTCTACTGTTATTGACTATAGTTGTCATATTAAAGCATCCGCAAGAAACTGTTTTTGCTGGACGACCTTCTATTTCCTTATTGCAGGATTTACATCTAACTCGTATGTTTTCCATGATATTTTCATATTCTTTGGATATTTATACAGAGCGATTTAACCTTTTTCTGACTGCATTATCACTAACTCCAAATATTCTACCAGTAGCACTATAACCCTTTTCATTAACAAGTTTTTGCAACTCTTGATTAGTGGGCCAGTCAACAATTTCTTTGTTCTTAGAAGAACATTTTACTGAGCAAAATATTTGAGTAATGTTTGTTAATTTTCCACACTCTTTGCAAGGATGTTTTGGTTTTTCGGGAAAAGGTATATTGGAGAAACTTTCATCAAACCTTATAATATTATAAGGAATTTCTACAATATTAAAATGAACTTCTCTGTGACAATTAGAGCATAGACAAACACATTTTCTAAGTTCTTCAATAAAGGTCTGTTTATTTTTAGTTGATGCTGACGGAGAAAAGTCTTTTTTATTGGGATCTAGATGATGAAAATCTAATGCTTCAATACATCTATTATATTCACATATTCCACACTTTCCGCCAAATGCTTGAACTGCCCATTTTTTTCTTCTTCTACGAAATTCCACAACATTTTTACCAGACATCCTAACCACCAACTTTATTATTATTTATAATATTTTAACGGTTAGAACTCCCATCGTAGGTACTGCCCCTACCAATCTCCGATTAACAGTCGGGCCCGTTCGCTTGCTCGGTCGATGGGAATGAAGTTACCGTAGATTGGGAATCGAACCCAAACTCCAACTGCATTGTCTGCGTGTCCTGACCACTGGACTATCCACGGTATAATTTGGTGGCGGGGGGCGGAATCGAACCACCAACCTGGAGCTTATGAGACTCCTGTGCAACCACTACACTTCCCCACATAAATTGGAGTTAAACTCCAAGAGCGGAAGACGAGATTCGAACTCGCAACAATCTGCTTGGAAGGCAGGCGCTCTACCGTTGAGCTACATCCGCATTAGACAATCTTAGTTTATATATGTAAGATTGTCAAGTGCCCGTGATAGGAGTCGAACCTACACTGTATGGATTCTAAGTCCACCCTCTCTGCCAGTTGGAGTACACAGGCTTACAAGATAAGATATGCAATGGGATCGAACCATCTATCGTTTATGCAAACGAATTAACCAAAGGTGGTTGCTGACTTATCTTAATATATCTAGGTAATTTTTTTCCTATTTTCAGTAAGAGGTTTTAATTGCTGAATTACCTAACGCCGAAGTCGGGAATTGAACCCGAACCTTTCCCTGACAATGGAATTTAGAGAAATTGCTGTCCGTATCTAAGACTAGATAACCGCTTTTTAAC